TCAGAGCGGGGATCAACCCCGGAGTTGACTAGCTTTTGGTGCAGCCCTAGTGCGAAGCTGGTAACTTCCTCGTACCCCGAAGAACCGAACCACTGGTTTTTTGCCTGCCAGCGAACAGTCTTATCGTCGAGTTCTTGACGTGGTACTTGCGTTTGTTGAGTTTGTACCTCAGTTTCTTCCATCTGTAAAGGGGCGGGACGGAAATTTTTTGCTGACTGCACCTTCATCTTGGCATCCATCAGGGCATCTTGTGCCGCAATGACGCCGTCAGTGTCAAACGCTTCAGTAGCTTCCTTGAGCTGGCGCTTGGCTTTCTCAACCTCGGTCTCGGCCAGCGACAGCTGCGAAGCAGCGTACTGCTCGGTACCCGTGTTCACGTACTGCTTGAGTCGGTTGTTCTCGGCCACCATGTGCTGGGCAAGGCGTTCTAGCTCCTGCTTCTCGCGCAGGATGGTTTCTTTGGCCCGACGCTCGTCGTGACGTGCGTGGGTCAGCTCCTTGATGCGTTTCTTGACGCCATCGGAGTAGCTCTCAATCTCGTCATCTGTGGGGTCAGCCACCTCGCGGTCCAGCGGCTTGCGGCCCCGGTCACGCTCAGGCGTGTCATCAACGATTTCGATTTCGACATCGTCGTCGGTGGAGACGTCTACTTGGACTTGGCTTTTAGCCTCGTCTTCAAGTTCGTCTGGAAATTTGTACTCACTCATTTCTGCTCCTTATGCGCGGGTATAGCCGCGTGGGTCTTGCACAACACACTCAATTTGGTCGTCGTTCAGAACCCTGAACTCTTTACCAAACACCTTGAAACGCGTACCTGTGTAGGTGCGCACGAGCACAAAGTCACCTTCCTTGCACCATGCGCCCGAAGGGAACTTGGCGGTGTCTTTGTAAGCGTCTGGTCCGACCCGCATCACGAACAACACCGTGGTGGCGTGCTCTTCAGCTCTCAGGGTCGCGGTATCTCGAACAAGGTCGAGCTCCGTACCTGCGACTTTCTCGTCGACAGGCGGCACAAGGCACAGCAGCTTGTATCCGGTCGGGATAGGCAGCGCTGACGCTTTGGTTTCGTTGTCCGCATCGGCCTCGGGGGCTTCAATCGGCTGGATGTGTTTGGGCAGTATGATGCCCGGAGGCAGTGCAAAAGCACCGGGGGGAGGGAGCTCAAAATCACTCATCTGATTGCTCTACTTTCTCTACAAGGTCGAGGAGGTGACGCTCTGCGGTGGCTAGACCTTGAATCACGCCACAGAGTTTTTGGTAATCGTCGAAAGAGCGACACGCCCCACCCGCCAAGTCATCGGCGTAGTTGTTCATGTCGGTGCGTAATTTTTCGCGCAATACGCGTGCGAATTCGGAGATCATTTGTTACCGGGACCTTTCCTTTGGTTTTGGGCAGCAGACTGTTGTCTGCTTCTTGCGATGTCAACGCCCATACGAGCGCCGTCACGTTCTTGGTCAGCTTCCAGCTTGTCGGCCTTGTAGGCCGCGTCAATCTGCATCTGCTTTTCCTTGAGCTCCAGCTCGTCGGCTTTGGTTGCAGCGTCAACTTGGAGTTTTTTCTCATTGAGTGCCAGCTCTTGTGCGGCACGTTGCTGCTCAGCCTGCATCTTCTGCTGTTTAAGCTGCAGCTCGCCCTCTTTGATCTTGAGCTCCTGCTGTTGCATCTGCACCACAGGGTCTTGTGCTTGCTTTTGGGCTTGCTGCTGAGCGGCTTGTGCTTGACTTTGCTGCAGCACCTGCTGCGCGGCTGTGGCCATCATCCCAGACAGGGCGATCTCGATCTGCGGTGGCAACTCTTCGCCTTCGGGTGGCAGAGGCATACCCAACTGCTGTTCGATCTTCTGGCGGTAGCCAAAGCCAACGTGCTCAGCGATGTGTGCTTGCATCGCCGCCATGATCTGCGGTGCGCGGGGGTTTTGGCCAATCAACTGCGCAATGATTGGGTCCTGCATGGCCGACATGTGTACTTGGATGTGCGCCTGATGGTCTTGGTACTGGAACGCTTTCAGGGGTTTACCCTTGAGCACATTCATGTTCTCGGACACTGGGTCGGTCGGCTTTTGGTCTTCCTCCAGTGGGACGAGCTTGTCGGCATTTTTGATGCCCAGCACGTCCAACATGCCGCGGTGCAGCCTGGGTAAGTCGTAGATATCAGGAGCCGACTGCGCCAGCTGAATTACCGCTTGGTACTGCACCACACGCTGCGACAGTGTGGCCGCGTTGGGGTCACTCACGGGCATGATGTCCACGTGACGGTAGTCGCCCTTCTTGGCCCGAGGACCTTCTTCGCCATCTGGCTCGTAGGTGTACTCGTCGTCTGTGTAGTCGCGGATGATGGCAGCCAGCAGCTGCAGTTCTTGCTTCAATGTGAAGTGCACCCGAGCCTGCACGGCCGTCATCACTTTGAGCTGGCGCTCCAGCAACGCAAGTGTCGAGCCCACAGGTGCATTGGCCCCCATGTCGCTGATCTTCATGTCGGCCGTAGCGGCAAACCGGCGACCCTCTTCCACCACGGTGTTGAGCAGGTTGTACAGGGTCTGGCTTGGGTCTTTGTAAGGCAGCGGCAAAATGTTGTCGCGGATAGCCCCAGAGCCCACGTCCACATCGCGCCACTCACCGGGAGCGATCGGGGTGTCGTCGCCCTTGATCCGCAGACCACGGGACTTCAAACCACCGGGCAAGTTGGACAGGGTCCCCGCGTCAATCAACTGGCGCATCAGGCTGGTAGCCGAGTTGGCAAACCCACCGATCAGGTGGAACAGACCGAAGCCATACGCACCGAAGCCGGGGATGTACTGGTAGTGCACGAAGTGCTGACGCTTCAAATGCAGCTCGTCGTCCTCGTTCCAGTTGCGGCGCAGTGCCAGCACGGTGTTGTTGCCCCGGATGTACGTCAGCACGTACGGCAACGCGATGCCTGTCGGCTCGCCGTCCTCGCCCGTCTCTGACAGCGGGTCGCTCTTAACAACTAAGTCCACATGGGACTCGTACAGGGTGTAGCGCTCGTCGTTCAGATCGGCAAACCCGGTCTCTTTGTCCTTGGCTTTGTTGATCTCTTCAATGTGTTTGTCGGGCGAACCGATGTCCACGTCCCGGTAAAAGCCTGCCTGCTGGAGCTTTTTGATCTCGTTCTCGGTCTTGCGCATGACGTGCGTGACGCGATAGCAGCTCTGGATGTCCGAGGTGCCGTAGGGCAGCAAGATGTCTTCGGCAGGAATAAACACCGACGTTTGACGGCCGATGTTGGGGTCAAAGTAGACCTTTTTGAACGCCGAACCGGTGGCCGGGAGGCTCCACAACATGCGCTCGTGCTCTGGACGGAACTCCTGCATGACCTCTGTCAGCTGGAAATTCATGTCTTCCTGCACTCGGGCGGCGGCTTCTTTCTTCTCGGGGGTCTCTTTACCCACGATTTTTGTGCGCACTGGGCCCATGGCCGGGAAGGTTTCAGTGATGGTCTCGGACTGGAACCGCACAACGGCTTCCGTAATCATCGGGTGGAACACGCCAGATGCGCCATCCCACGGTTCTGTGCGCTCCTCGATCTGTAGGCCCAGCAGTTTTAAGCCCGTAACGTAGGCTTTTTCCCACTCTTTGCGAGAGTTGCGGTCGTTATCTACATCACTGTCAAGGTCGCTGACCATGGAGGACAGCTCACCTTCGGGTAGGTACTCGGCCAAGTTAGCATCAAAGTCCTCCACGCTAGGCTCGCCCGGCTCAATGTCGATCTCCAAGTCTCCGGCGCGGATGCTCACGGCTTCTGGGTCAATGATCTCAATCTCGATCGGCTCCTCTTCTTGGCCAAGGGCTTCTATGCCCGTGGGTTGCTGGAAAAGGGCTTTGTCAATGTTTGTTGCCATGTGTGTTCCTAGTAGTACGCCGCTCTACGGCGTCGGTATGTCCGGTCTTCTTGCTCGTCCGAGTCAAGGGGTATAAACCCACCCTTTCGGAAGCGTAACAGTGCTTGCGAGGTGGTGTCAACGTAGTCGTCGTTCTCTCCGTTGGGGAACGATGCAACCTCTTCGATCACCTCACGGGCCCAGCGCGTGTCTGGGGCCCAGACCGTGCCCGACGCAAAAAGGTCCGACACAGCATTAAGCCGCACGATTTTATCGTTACCCCGGCTGGGGCTGAACTCCTCCACAGGTATCCCTGTGGCCCGCAGCTCTTGGATCAGTGGTGCACCAGCGGCTTTCTTCTCCACGATGAACGCGTCAGGCGTCCACTCCTTGTAGTGTTTTAGCGCAATCGCCTTGAGCTCCGGGAACGCCATCCGGTCTTTGAACGCATCGAGCAGGATCACCTGCGCTTTGTCGCCCTCTTCCTCGTTGTAGAACACACCCCACGTTGTGCACGCGGAATAGTCGGCCGTGTTCTTGGTCTCAAACGCCGTGTCCCAGCTCTGGATGATGTAGTCGCAGCGCGGCGGCTCGTCACCCATCCAAATGCGCCAAGACTTGCGCGAGATGATGGCCGCACTGTTGCTTGTGGGCTGCTGCATGTACTGCGCGTTCCAGTACTGGGGGTCAATGCTGGCTTTTGTCGCTTTGAGGGTGGCCAGTGGCCACTGCTCTGGCCAGAGCGACTTCTCGTTGTCCGTGCCCTCGTGCAAGATGGCCGGAAGCTCCACGATCTCCCACGGCTCGGCGTTGGGGTTCTTGGCTTGGTAGTCAATCAGGCGTCCAGTCAGGTCCAGCTTGCCCCAGCGCGTCATCACAATGATGATCGCACCGCCCGGCATCAGTCGCTGGAGCGGTCCTGTTTGGAACCAAGACCATGCAGTGTCGAAAGCCAGCCGTGAGTTGGCCTTAACGTCCTGCTCCGAGTGAGGATCGTCAATAACGAACAGATCAGCACCACGACCAGCAAGAGCGCCGCCGACACCAGCAGCATAGTACTGACCGCCAGCACTTGTAGACCACTTACCAGCAGCTTTTTGGTCGTCAGCCACCAGCGTTTGAGGGAAAAGGCTATGGTAGTCATCATCTGCCAGTAAGTTTCGCACCCTGCGGCCAAAGTCTTCGGACAGACCTGCCGTGTGCGTGCCCATAATAATCTTCTTCTCGGGGAAATTGCCCAAGAAAAATGCCGGGAACAGGTACGAGCTGAACTCTGACTTACCCATACGCGGCGCGATGTTGATGATGACCCGCTTTTTGGTCCCGGCGATCACTTCCGTGAAGATTTTGGCCAGCTTCCTGTGGTGCGGCCCGATCTTGAACCCCGGATACACGCTCTTAGCGAACTCAAGCATGTTGGTCCGCGCCAAGTTTTTCTGCTTGTGGTCCTGCGCCTTGTCCAAAAGCTCCAGCGCCTCCAATTTTTCGGAGGAAGACATCTTGCCAAGGTTCTTAAACAGAACCGCAGCCTGTTCAGGCGTCAATGGCGGGTTTGTTGTCATCTTGGATCGGGGTGGGGGTGACTTCAGTGATGTCCACAAGGTCCGTCACGTCGGCGTCTGAGACGTCCATGAACTTGGCCAGCTTCTCTTTCAGGCGCTGGTCGATCTCGGCCTCCGTCATGTCGGTCTTCTTGATCTCAATCTTCTCGGTGAACAGCCCAATCTCTGTGACCTTGCCCAAAAGACCTAGCGCTTTGAGCCGGATGTTGGAGTTGGGGTTCTCGCACTCTTCCAAAATCTTAGCCACCGCGTACCCACGCAATTCTTGCGCTTGGTGCACAAACTCCCAGTCGTAGGCGGTCAACATGCCCACAAGATGCTTGACGGCCGCAGGTGTTTCGATCGAGGAGACAAGCGCGTGTTGGTCTTTTATGGGGGAGGCGGTTGTCAGCGCCGAGAAAGTTTGACGGGCCTGCTGCTTTTCCAGCTCGGAGACTGCGGTCTCGGCGTCAGGCGCTCCCATTTCTTTTAGCCAGTCATTCGTGTTGACTTTGCCGTTGAGCAACTCAACAGGCGCAACCTTCTCCGCCGCTGTGGGCGCTTGAGATTTGGGCAGGACTTCGGGGTCGAAGTCAAGGAGGTGGTCTAACATTTAATCCTGACGGCTAAGGCCGGAGTTGCGGGTTGCTTTCCCGATGTGCGGAGTATATACTCACTTTCGGTAATGGTGCAACTTCGGTTGGTTCATTGCTTCTCCTTGGGTTGAGAGACCCCTTAACCCCCCTTGGCAACTCGGGGGGTTTTTTTACGCCCCGTGTTTTTTCAAAATTTTTTAAAAAATTTTTGAGGGGTGTGTTTTTATACAGGGGGGTGGGTCGCTGGAAATTGGAGTTTTGTATAAGGTTTTACAAAGTGTTGGGAGCGGGTGTGGAACAGTGTTCTATCTGGCCAGTGCCTTCGTTTGGTATAGGGCTTGGTGGGGGTACGGTGGGGTTCCGCCATACCCGTTTGACCTTCCGCCAGACCCCCGTATGCTTTACTGAAGTTGTCAAGGGGATAGGCCCTGAGACATTCCTTCAACGCTCACAGGAGAAACTCATGAGCATTCGTACCACAGCCAAGTCCATTGGCAACAAAGACGCCAGCACCGCTGAGCTGGCCGCAACTATCCGCAAAGCCTACGCCAAGGCCAAGCCGGAGCAAGCGCAGGAGATACGCGCCGACTTCCACATCGGCTACATCTCCGGCAGAGATAGACTTTCTATCTCGGACGCCACGGCCGTCTGGCAGGCAGGCAAGGGCGAGGGCGCAATCAACGCTCCGGCGATATCAAGGGCAGTGGCCGCATGGAAATACCATGTGACTGACCATCTCCCCAAGGCCGAGGCCGCACCTGCGACACACAAGCGCATCGACAAAGCCGCCAAGGCGATGGCGATGGACTTCCTCGGCAACTTCGAGGGCGAGACTTTAGCCGAGCAAATCAAGAAAGCGATAGCTTTGCTCAATGCACTTAAGTAATCAGATAGAACTTCTATCTCAAACACAACGGGCGAGGCTGGCCCGTTGTTCCTCCCCGTGTCTAACGGCACAACACCACGCCTAGCCAGCGTGTCCTTTGGAGAAACTTCCATGTTCTGCTACGCAGTATTTCACAACAACACCCAAGTCAGGGTGTACCCATACGACAGCGTGGGTAACGACTGGCAACGGGCAAGGGCACTCGCCATAGCCCTTGCTGAGAAGGCCGAAACCAACGGCTACCACTTCACAGTCGAGCACTTCGGTGCGACTGATATCGGCAAAACAATCTGGAACTAAGGAGAAACTTCCATGCGTAATCACAAGCAACCCACGACAGAGACCGTCACCCAATGGCGTGACCAAGCAGGCGCACTCTGGTGCGCTCAAATCCACTACCCCAAGGGTAAGCAAGACCCCTACTGGATCGCAAGCGTAGCTATGGTGGGCACGACCATAAGCATCCCTTGTGCGTCCATGTCACAGCTCTGGCATGAGATCAACATCCGCCGACAAGCAGTGTTGTCCGGCTTCTGAGATAGACAGTCTATCTGGGGCACTTAAAATAATCCCAAAAAATGGTGTCCGAAACTTTAACACGCGTTTCCCAAGTACGGACAGCGTCTAACCCGCATGGTTGCGTGCACTCACGCTTTTTTGTCCATCTATCTATCTATAAAATAACTTTATAGATTAGAAGAAGATGTATTATTGTCAAACGTAAACTGACAAGCGTTCAATTAGTTTGTCCAAAAAATAAATTAATTGTTTGGTTCAGGCACTATGTCTTTTTGTTTTCGATAGATAGCTGGACAGTTATGGCCCTGTCCCAGCAACCATGCGGGTTTGCGAGTGTCCAGACTTGCAAATCCTGTGTTAAAGTATCGGACAGTTTTCAGGCAACATTTACTTTAAGGAGTTTTTATGGACGATGACATCAAATCTTGGTGGCTCAACGCAAGCGAGGCCCGTGTTCGCAACAGTTTGGTAGCGCAAAAGCTACCGCCCATAGTCGTGGCGCAGACCGTGGCCCGTGTGCTTGAACTCAAGAAGCAACGCCGCAAGGAGCGCATCAAGTCCACGGTCACCACTAAAAGTTGGGAGCACCTGCTCGACAACGCAAGAGCCGAACGCCAAACCCTGCTCGTTGCCAAATCACAGCTTAAAAAAATCGAGCCTCTCGATCAGCAAAGGTGGGATGCGCTGTGTGCATACGAGACCGTCATCTCTGCCTTGATCGACAGGCTACGCAAGGTGCAAGGTAGTTCAGACCACACGCCTAAAAGTTTCATTGCCTTTCTCAAAGAGGAGACGGGCCGCATCATCCCCAACGGCGGTGAGCACTGGACAGATTTCGTGAAGGCCAGCGACAAGCAACGCATCACCCTCATGTTCGACGCACTACCCCCAAGGCAACGAGGCAAACGCAAGACCCCGTTTGAGCGCCGCATGACCAAGGCCCAACACAAGGCGCAGAGTTTTGCACTGGCCGCAGAACTGGTGAACTCCATCGCCAGTGCCGAGCGTGAGTACGAGGTGACGCAAGACCCCGAGGCCAAGGACAAACTGGACAGGCAACTGGACGACATGTACAGGGCGCAACACGTGCTGGACAGCAACCCCCCTGCCGTACTGCCACGCACATGGCGTGGGCTTGTTCGATAAACACCAGAGAGACTTTCTCTCTACAAGAATCCCAACACCATGCAACGCCGCCCGCATGGTGGGATATACCCTGAACAGGGCGGCATCTGAAACTGGAGAAGCAAATGAAACAGATATTTTTTGTTGAAGTGACCGACACGTTCGGCGACGAAGCCAACTACTCGTGGGTGCACCGCTTCAAAGTCCACGCCAGCACTGCTCGTGGTGCGATGCGAAAGATTGAGCGCCGCCTGCCCTACTCGGGCGGTGTGCGTAAGGACTGGGACACAGGCGATGTTGAGCGTTGGAATTGGCGCAACGCCTGCGTGTGTGCCTTCGTCGAGGGCTACACCGACCAAGCCGAGCGTGTATCGCGTGTTGAATCTTTATAAGGAGAAGCAAATGAAAGCAATGGACTTAGACCACGACATGCTGCTCAATGCGGCACTGCTCATGGAGCGTGAAGGCGGCAGTTTCGCAGGGCACATAGCCCGTGCGTTCTACGTAGCGGACACCACCAACAGGGAGCGCCTACTCACTGCGTTCGATGACTTGTTCTGCAAGTTCTACCGCCAGCACCGCATGGACAAACTAATCAAAGGAGAAATGGAATGAAAGACAAAGACTTCCACTTCTACGCCGCAAGCGTAGCGCAATGGGCCACAACAGATGACAAGCGTGACCTACCCGCACTGCTCGAACTGATGGACAAGGACGGGTACACCTACGCCCTGTTTCGTGTGCCTGTGTCATACAAAGCGGACTACGAGATCAGGATGTACCAACCACAAGTGGCGGGCACTGAGTACCTCGGCACGTTCACACTGCCTAAGAAGAAGGCACGCAAGTAATCAAGATAGGTTTTCTATCTGACGCCCTGATGGGTGGCGACCATACCCATCATTCCAAACTTGAAACTAAGGAGAAAGCAAAATGCCTACATGGAAAGACACACGAGAAGCACACCAGTTCATGGACTACTGGTTCATGCCCGCCGCACGCATCGTATCTGACGGTGTGCATGAGCGTATCCGCTACGGCGAGTACCGCCTCGTTGTGCAGGGCCGTGAGTGGTTCAACCAGCAACGCACACGCCACGCACTGCACCCCGCTGTGTATGACATGATGACCACGCACATGTACCGAGCACAAGACTGGCATCAACTGTTGCTGGAATGGCCACACAAGTCCATCACTGACCCCAACCGCCTAGCCTACACACGGGATGAGCGCAGTGCTATGCACAACGGGGACAGCGATGCCAAGGCTGTCGTGACTACGATCGGTAAGTACTTGACGCGTCACTTCCCTGACGCACCATCCAACCTTATCCGCGACATCGTTGCGCAGTACACCTACGGCGGCTCGACTGTCATCACCAAGGACATGGACAAGATGGTGCACGCTGTGATCCACGGGCCTCGCTCGTGTATGAGTCCGAGCTTCGATCTCATGTGCGACGACAAACAAGAGCGCCATCCCTACGCTGTGTATGACCCATCGCTTGGCTGGGGTATGGCTGTGCGGTACGACACTGACGGCATGGTGCTGGGTCGTTGCCTTGTGCATGAGAGCGATGACGGCAAGGGGTTTGTGCGCTCATACAAACGTGAGCGTGAGTACAGCTCTCACTCAGGTGCTGACGAGTCCATCGAGGCGTACTTGCAAGGCTTGGGTTATGCCAAGTGGCGCGGCTGGCCTGACCACATACGCATCATGCGCTATCCGCTACGGCGTGAGGGGTTCTTGATGCCGTACATTGACGGCGGCAACCAGCACGTGGAGGAGGACGGTGACGACGAGTTCCGTATCTCTGAGTACAGCGGGTGGGAGGCGACCAACACCAGCGGTATGCTCAACGCATACACCTGTACCTGTGATTCCTGCGGCGAGGGCATGGACGAGGACGACAGCTACTCTATCGGCTACCACGGTGACAGTCGTGTCGGTTCGTGCTGTATCGACAACTACACCCATGTGACTGGCCGCAGAGGTGACGAGTACTACGTGGACAACGACCGCGCTATCGAGGCGGACGGCGAGTGGTACGACTGCGAGTACCTTGACGACAACAGCATCGTTGAGTTGAACAACGGCGAGTACACGCACCACGACAACGCTGTGTACATCGAGTCCGCTGATGCGTACTACCACATTGACGATGACGACGTCTGCCACACCGATGACACCAACCAGTACGAGCTGAAAGATGACTGCTGGTTCTGTGCGGGGTCACACAACTGGTACACCGATGACACGGACAGCGTAGATGTGGACGGTCAGCTGTACCACCCCGACCATGCACCCGAGCCAGAGACCAACGACACCGAAACCAACTGAAGGAGAAACTTCCATGAACAAATCAACTATCCTGTACAAGACCCTAGCCCGTGCGCTCTCAATGATGCGCCCACACAACAGCGAAGGAACCAAGCGACTAACCAACTGGCTGGAGGAACGCGTACCTGCACATGCTTGGGTACACAGAGATGAGGCGGGCAACCTGCACGTAGACACACGCCTTAACTCATCCAACCGGACACTGTTCGTTGCGCACGTTGACACTGTGCACCGCAAGGAAGGCCCCAACAAGATCAAGCAGACGCCTACCTACTGGTACGCTGACGGTGCGGCTCTCGGTGCGGACGATGGCGCTGGTGTGGCGATGCTCATGCACTTGATGTACAGCGGTGTGTCTGCCTACTACATCTTCACGCAAGGTGAGGAGTGCGGCGGTATCGGCGCTACGTATCTGGCCAAGCATTGGGGTGATAACCTTGCCGAGTTCGACCGCGCTATTGCCTTTGACCGCAGGGGTATCGACAGTGTCATCACGCACCAAGGTCGTGGGCGTTGCTGCTCTGATGCGTTTGCCGATGCACTCAGTGCCGCGCTCAATGCCGACGATACCCTGATGTACCTGCCCGACAGCACAGGTGTGTACACCGACACGGCCGAGTTCATCGAGGTCATACCCGAGTGCACCAACATCAGCGTGGGCTACTACTCTGAGCACAGCGACAAGGAGTCGCTCGACGTCATCCACTTCCAAGCACTGGCCGATCGTGTGGCGCTCATCGACTGGGACTCACTGCCTACTGACCGTGACCCCAAGGTGGTCGAGTACATCGACTACAACTCTTGGTACAGCTCGTCTTTGACGGGTGTCAGTTCTCGCGTAGGCGAGTGGGCCGGGTTGCACCACCTCAGTGATGACGAGTGGGATGAGGAAGCGTTTGTCATCGAGCTTCAAGAGGCTCTGTACGATGCACAGGCGGGCAGTAAGCAGTGGCTCATCGAGCTGATGTGTGAGTCCGTGTGGCCCGAAGACCCAGAGATGGCCGAGCGCATGATTGACCGCAACAAGATCGACGAGGCAGTGCTTGCCAATGCGCTCAAGAACAGCGCGACCTACAACCCCGAAGCAGTGCTGGCCGAGATATTCGACCAGTCCTACGCCGCTTAACCCAAGGAGATAGAAGATGAAAAAAGTAAGTGATTCGGCCAAGGCCGCTGCCGTGATGCACTTTGTATCTGACAGCGAAGACACGGGCCTCACGCCAGAGATGGCGGTGGATATATTCAACGAGCTAGGCCAGACCTTCGGCCCAGTCAATAACGTGCTGGACAAGTACGACATGACGCGCTGGAGTAGGTATGACAGTATGGAAGACGCCGAGTGGTGGGAGCAGCTTGAGCTGCTGGCACATGTCATTGACGCCATGTTCGACTACTTCGAGTTTCCACCGGAGGGCGTGTGAGTATGCCCAAATACAAAGGCCCAGCCAAACCCCTACCCACGCACATCGAGATCGTCAGCGACAAAGCAGAGCGCGTGATCTTCCTTCTGTTGGCCTTGTTCTTGGCCACCCACCTTTACTTGGAGTAAGTATGAACACACTGGAGCAACTACAAAATTCACTAGACGCAGCTATCAAAGAGTGCGAACGCTACGCAAGGCCTGCCCACGCTGTGCGTAACTGCCCCTCCGACTTGCAAAACGAAGACCAAGCATGGCGGCGTAGGCAGAACCTTGAATACCAAATACAACAACTAAAAAAGATTGAAAAAACCTCTTGACTTCTGTCAAGTGCTAGACAAATAATCCCAATTCCAAGGAGAAACCTATGAACACACGACTGCTATCTATGGCGCGGCGTAGCTTTTGCCATGCCTCTGCGCCCGTCTCTACACAACGCCACAATATCCGCGCATGGACTCGCTCCTTGCGTTATCTAGGAGACAAGTGGCTGCTCGCTACCCCCATTACAAAAGGAGAATGCAATGCGTGACCACATTAATTACCTCCCAGTTTGGGAGATAGAAAGGCGCGTGCTCGGCGGGGCACTGCCCGAGCTAAACAGACCGGAGCCGCCCCTTAGCGCAGGGGGCAAAGAGGCCCGTGACAACTTAGAAAAAGCCCGCCTCGCATTTGAGGCACAACAAAAGGAGAAGGCAGTGCCTGATATTAAATCCGCGCTTGAGAAGGCGCTCGCACAAACAGCAAACGCATGGGCCGCAGATGATGAGGCCCACAAACAAATTCAACCACAACAGGAGAATGAAATGAAACCGGAAAAAGCCTACTTCTCAGTGACCAACAACGTGTGCCGCACCACGTTCGACTTTGTGCGGGACAACCCCGGCATGACCCGTGTAGAGATCGCCAAGGAGCTAGAAAAGAAAGGGTTCAAGTCCAAGTCCGTGTCCTCACTGCTTGGGCAAATGCTGCGGCAAGGGCTGGTGTATGCAAACGGCAAGCTGCTGTACGCCAACTCCAACGAGTACACCCCGATCAAATCCAGCAAGGTGTTGCGTGCCCGCGCCGAGACCCCGGTGCAAAGGAAGAAGGTCACGATCGTCAACACACGCACAGGGGAGGTTCTCAACCCCAAGCCAGCAGGTATCGCTTCGTTGCCTGCCAAACACGTGACCACAGCGCTGTACACCACGCCTGCTGAGTGGTCAGTCGAGTCCGTGATCGGTGGCCTGAACGTGCGCCAAGCCATGGCCGTATATGCAGAACTGCGCAACATATTTGGGGCGTGAAGCATGAAACTGTTTGAAGTACCAAGATACAGCCGAATCAGGGTTGGTGGAAATGCGCTGGATTTTCACCACATTGACGGGATGTACAGCTATTGCACGGACAGAAACGGCAAAGTCCACCACATT